GCGAAGTCCAACGACGCCGAGTCCAAGCCCGAGAAGAAGCCAGAGGTCGAGGTGCCCGAGGAGGTCATGACCGTCGCCAAGGCGGCCGGGCCGGACGAGGGTGCCGCGATCCTGGAGACGTACCGCTCGAACCCCGCGGCCGCTATGGCGTGGCTGTCGGTGGTGAAGGCGCAGGGCACGGAGGTGGCGGGGTTGCGAAAGGACGTCGCCGATATGAAGGACGCCGAGGACAGCCGCGAGGTCGAGACGCTCCGCAAGGAGATCGACTTCCCGGGGGACGCCGAGGCGCAGCGGGCCTTCATCAAGGGGCTCACGCGGGAGCAGCGGGACGCGCTGAAGGCGTCCATCGTCGAGCCCGCACGGGAGACCCTGAAGCAGGCCACTGAGGGGCTGACCTCGGAACTCGGGCGCACCACCAGGGAGCCCGCCCCGAGCGACGCCTACGCGAAGATACAGAAACTCGCCAAGGCTCTGATCGAGAAGGGCGATGGTGAGTTGTCCTACGCGGACGCGGAGGCAAAGGTCCTGGAATCCCATCCTGAGTTGTACGCCGCGTACAACCAGGAGAAGGGCTGGGGGCCTGGTGCCGCGGCGCCGACTACTCGCGAAGGAGGCGATGACTAGCCATGGGTGCCGAACAGCCAAACATGAAGATTACCTGCATCGCCTTCGAGGATCTGAGCGCAAACCAGTTTCACCTCATCAAGGTGGTGTGCTTTGACCAGACGATGAAGTCGCCGCGCGTTTCACTCTGCGGCGCAGGCGAGAAGCCCGTGGGGATTCTCCAGAACAACCCGATCGAGGGCAAGCCCGCCGATGTGATGGTGGAGGGCAAGTCGATGCTCGTCATCAGCGAAGCCCTCTCCTGCGGACAGTCGTACCAGAGCGATGCCAACGGGCACGCTGTGGCAGCGGCGGCCTTGGGATGGATCGCCGGGCAGATCATCGAGCCCGGCGTGCTGTCGCCGACGCCGACCGCAACGGAGCGCACTACGGTTCTGGTCGAGACGAAGAACCCGTGGCGCGCATATCCGACCTTTGAGGACAGCTTCGGCTAGAAAGGTGAGGGATAGATAATGGCACAGCCAAGCGAATATGACGTTCACACCAACCGACCCCTCACCAACATCGCGTCCAAGTTCCTGATGGATGAGGGGCAGTTCGCTGCGGACCAGGCTTTTCCGGTCGTGAGCGTCACCAACCAGACGGACAACATCATCCAGTACGACCCGGATGAGTGGTTCCGCGATGAGGCGAGGCTTCGGGCTCCCGGCAAGGAGTCCCAGGGCGGCGGCTACCCGCTGTCCGAGACACATTATCAGTGCCACCAGTGGGCGTGGCACAAGGACATCGCAGACGAGATCCGCTTGATGGAGGATGCCCCGCTCGACAGCGATCGGGACGCCACCGAGTGGATTACCCAGACGCTGCGCATCCGAAGGGAGCGGCTCTTCGCGCTCAACTTCATGGCGGCGGGTGTCTGGGGCACGGCGCTGCAGGGCGTGGCCGGAGTGCCCGGCGCGCTCCAGTTCCGGCAGTGGAACGACTACATCAACAGCACGCCCATCCAGGACGTGCGCGCAGCCGCGCGGGCCATGTGGCTGCTGACTGGCTTCCAGCCGAACACGATGGTGATGAACAAGTGCGTGTGGGACTTTCTGAGACATCACCCACAGATCATCGCGCGCTTCGTCAACACCAGCGCCATCCCGCAGTTGACCGAGGCACAGGTGGCTTCGGTGTTCGGTCTGGAGCGCATCGCTATCTCCCGGTCCGTCTACAACGGCGGGCCGGAGGGTGGCACGGCGGTCATGGCACCGTGCTGGCCGCTGCACGCCCTGTTGGTCTACCGACCGTCGGGGCCGTCCATCACGAAGCCCAGCGCCGGCTACATCTTCCAGTGGCCAGCCGGCAATAAGGGCGCCGGGATCGTCATCAAGAAGTACCGGCTCGCCAACGACGCAGATGCCGACCGCATTCGCGGCAGCATCTACGAAGACTACAACGTGGTTGAGGCCTCGCTCGGCTCAATCATGTTCAACGCAGTCGCGGCCTGCTAAGAGCAGGGCGCAGGAGACGAGGAGGGGGCGCGGGTGCTCCCCGCCCCCTCCGGTATCACGCTCCACAGGAGGGAGCAACTATGACGACAGCCACAAAGAAGAAGCCGAAGGCCGGGAAGCGGTACGTGCAGGTCATCCAAGAGGGGTGGTATGCGCAGGGCATCTATCGGCGCATGGGCGAGTTGCTGCCCGTGTCCGGCGTCAACGTCGGGCTGATGACGCGCCAGGGATACCTGGCCCCGCTAGAGGACGAGGACTACGACAACATCCGGGCATGTGACGTCGAGGGCTGCTCGACGGTGATGGTGCGGGCGGGTTTCGATAACGAGTCCCTGGGGCTCAAGAACCTCAAGGATCCAAAGAGCGAGATGACCTACCCGGTCGAGCGACTGACGCGCAAGGATGGCGCAGGGCCGCGCCTATTCATCACCCAGGAGGCCCTGGACTCCCACAAGATGCAGGACCACGGGATGAGCGATGCCGACCTGCTTCCGGGAGGCCCACCAACGCTGACCGCCGATCCCGGTGAGAGTGCAGCGTCGGGCGCGGCGATGGCGGCAGCATCCCAGCCGGGCCTGGAGGCGAAGCGCCAGATGCCCGAAGGCCAAGGCGAGGGCAAGAGAGTGAAGTAACCTATGAGCTGGAGTTACAGCGGGGATCCATCTGCGAGCGATCTGGACTGGATTCGCTTCCAGATCGGCGACACGGATGCTACTGCCCAGGTCTTTAGCGACGAGGAAATCCTGGGCATCCTGAGCGACCAGGGCAACAAGAACGACGCCGCGGCGTTTCTGCTGCGGCGGCGCGCGCAGGACCTGGCCGCGACGCCGAACTTCCGCATCGGGCGCTTCTCCGAGGACTTCGGCACCGCCGCCGCAAGGCTCGAAGAGAAGGCCGACGCGCTGGCGGCTGCTAACGCCGCCAAGCACGTGGGCCTGTTCGCAGGCGGCATCTCAGAGTCCGACCGTGCGGCCCGCGAGGCCGATGCGGACAGGACGTCGCCCGCCTTCACCAAGGACATGCACGACTTCCCGGAGGCGGCGGAGAGCGAGGCCGGTGAGTAAGCGACCCGTTGCAGCGCTGGCGGTGAAGGAACGCGATGCCGTCATCGCGGCTTACACGCGAGCGGAGCGGAGGCTACGGGCGGTGCTGGCGCGCTCTGCCAGCACCGCCTTCCAGCGGGCGCATAGCGAGGTGCTGCTGGAACAGGTCGCCGACATCATAGCGGACTTGAAGGGCCAGCAGTCTCCCTTAGTGCGCAACGAAGCCAGCGCCGCGTACCGGGGAGCGCAGAGCAAAGCGGCCGTGAGTATGGAGCAGCCGCTGCCGACGTTCTCGCGGATCGCACGGCGACAGGTAGAGGCCCTCGCGGCGGCAGCCGGCAGAGATGTGGGCGAGGCCCTGGCCTCAGTGGTCCCTCACCTGGGCCGGGTCTTTCACGATACGGTGCAGCGGGTGGCGGCGGAGCAGGCTATAGACCGCGCCATTGCCGATGGCATCATCGAGGGCGTGGGTAGCCGCGAGTTGACGCGGCGCGTGGTGAGCACCTTGACAACCGGTGCGAAGGAGAAACTGGCGGGGATCGTGCGGGACGACCTGGCCCAGGAACTCGCAGAGATCGGGGAGGGACGCTTCATTTCCCTAGCCTGCCGGGACGGCAAGATCCGCCGGTACTCGCTCAAGTGGTACGGCGAGACGATAGCGCGCACGCTGGAGGCTGAGGCCAGCACGGAGGGGACGCTGGCGACAGTGAGGGAGTACGGCGGGGATCTCGTCCAGATGTCGTTCCATGATGGGGCGTGTCCATTGTGCGTGCCGCTGCAGGGCAAGATCTACAGCGTGAGCGGCACGAACCGGGCTTTCCCCAAACTGACGCCAGAGAACCGGCCGCCGATCCATCCGTGGTGTGGGCACGCGCTGCTGCCGGCAAGCGAGACCATGCTGCGGCGGCGCGGGACCTATGACGCGCTGGCCACTTACAGCAAGCGCAGCGAGGTCCCGACGACATGGGACGCTTATCAGGAGGCCCTCAGCGGTGCCACTGCGTGACCACCTCATCCACCGCATACAGATCATCCGGGGGCCGACCGGAGAGCACGGCACGGGCGGCGGCCTGGACGAGTGGGGCCGCCCGCAGGCCGGGAGTGCCGCAACGCCCGAGGTTCTCCTCTGCGACGCGCGCGTCGAGTGGGACACGAAGCGGGTGATGAACGCCGAGGGGCAGGAAGCCGTGGCCAGCGGCGTGGTCTACCTGCCGTGTGTGCTCATGCAGGAGGGCGAGGTGATCGAGGACGAGTTCGGACCGATTGTGCTCCATATGGGGCCGCAGGACAGCATCGTGTTCGAGGGGCGCACTTATCCGCTCATTACGAGGAACAGGTGCGAGTCGGACGACCCCATCTGGGGCGACGACATAAACCGGGCGCATTGGGAAGTCTGGATCGCGTGAGGGGCCCAGAAAGGAGGCACCGATGGAGATTGAGATCGTGGGGATGGTAGGCGTATATGTGGGCGTGGCGGTGGTGGCATTGGTCACACTGCTGCGGACGTTTGTCGCGCTGACAACCACGCAAGCGAAGATTGTGGTGGTGGCCGTATCCGTGGTGGCCGCTGCGGTCGGGATGTACCTGGTGGGCGCAGCGCCGCTCCTGACTGAGCCGGACACCTGGATCGCCACGGCGATCATGGGGCTGACCGCGGCGAAGGCCCTCTACGAGATCGGCGTCAAGAAGATCCCGAAACTGGAGAGGAAGTAGTGGCCCGGATTCGCTGGAACACGGCGCAGGTAGCCAACCGGCTCAAGAAACTCGATGGCCAGGTGCGGCGTGTGCTCAAGGACGCGGCCCTGGAAGTGGGCGGCCAGGTGCTCAATGACGCCGTCAACGAGCCCCCGACCGTGGCGAAGGCCGACCCGGGCGGGAGGCTGCGCCGCAGCGGCTCTGTAGAGGCCGAGGTGCGCGGGGGCCGCACGGAGGCGACGGTAGGCTTCAACACCGAGTATGCCGCCGTCATGCACGAGGGCCGCTGGGAGACGGGGCCGCTTGCGGGCGTCGAGGTCAGGAACTGGACGACGCCCGGCAGCGGGCCGCACTTCCTGAGTAGCAAACTTCAGCGGCACCGGCGGGACTATCTGGAAGGGTTTGCCGACGCCATCACGCGCAGGACGGGGATGAGGTGAGATGGCTGCGCTCGGGGACCTGCTAACCGAACTGGTCGACTGGGTGGCGGACAGGACGGGCCTGACCGTAGGTTAC